GTATGCCATCACAGGGGCGATTGTAGTTAATAGTAATACCGGCGAGGTAATGCATGTTACCGCCGATACTACTACCACTAACCTTGTAGTAACCCGGAATGTCGGCGGTACTACCTTCACTATTACCGATAACGATGATCTGTTTGTAGCAGGCTTCGCGGCAGCTGAAGGGGCATCTACGCCGACTGCGATTACATTCGACGCCACAGTGGCATCGAATTACACGCAGATTTTCCGTACTGCGTTCAGTGTCTCAAACACCTTGCGCTCGACTTACCTCCGCACTGGAGATAAAGAAGACGAGGCCATGACCAAAGCGTTGAAGCTCCACATGAGCGACATCGAAAGGGCCATGTTCTTTGGCAAGAAACACGAGGCTTCAGGTTCGACTGCCCAGCCGACTCGTTATACAGGTGGTCTTACTACTCAATTGAGCAATGTCATTGATTGCGATAGCGATATTGATGGCGATGGTTCAATGTCTGAGACGCAATTTGATGAGCAGTTGATAAGCACAGTCTTTAAATTTGGTAGCACCCAGAAGATTGCGTTTGTCGGCGAGACTATAGCCCATCATCTTCAGGAATTCGGTAAGAACCGATGGTCACCGACGTCGATAGAAGGCTCTTATGGAGTCAACTTCACTCGGTATCAGACGTTTGCTGGCGACTTGCTAGTGCATTTGCACCCGCAATTCCGTCAGATTCCGAATATGAAGCAGTCTGTGGTAATTATAGATTTTCCATATATTTCCTATCGCTACCTCCAAGGTCGTGATACGACACTTCTGGAAAATCGTCAGTCACCCGGTGCAGATAGTGTGACCCATGAGTACCTTACCGAATGCGGTTTGGAGCTTATCCAAGACAAGGTTCACAGCTATATTAAGAATTGGGCGACCAACACCTAACAGGGACGACCAACTTGGTTATTCCTATTTAGATTGGGGGGCTTACATGCCCCCCAATTGACATGGAGACGGATATGAAAATTGAGGAAGACGTAATCGAAACAACAGAACTCCCTGCTCCAGCAGAAGTTACTTATCGTCATTACGAAAGCAGGGAAAAAGAACCGGCGATGTTTGATTGCGCGGGGATTCGTCCGACTCGGAATTTCTCTAGCGGCAGGCTTGAATGGGAAGTAGAAGATGAGGATGCAGCAAGATTTGAGCGTCATCATTTCCTCACCATTGGACGTATTGTTAGGAAATACTAATGGCTACAACATACTATCTCTCCACAGGAGAAGTCTGGACTGGCCCTTACCACACATATGATGGCCACACACAGACTGGCGCCACACACACATCCGACAGCCGTGTTCTTTCTAAGACGGACCCCGGAGAATCAACGCAGAATCCCCACATAAGGCAGGGCCATTCTCCCCTTGAGACTCTGGCCTTGCAGGCTTTACGCCAGTTTGGGGACTTTAGTCCCGGCACCACAGATGGTGCCGTTCTCAGCATGTTCATTGAATTCGCTAACTATATTGTAGACGACATACGTCAGCACACATATTACACCGGATACCCGGTTTTGGATTACTACGAGTCAATCCATGACGCGCGCCCAATTAATGACAGCATTATCAGGTGTGGCCTTTTGTATCATTACGCAATTCAACAGGGGTCTGACAAGATGCAGATCTATTCTCCGATGTACCACCAGCAACTAAATCGACATCTCTGGAATGAATTAAATGGTAATACAAAAATTCGTCTTAGGATCGTGGACGACGGCACAAACAAAAGGAACTTCAGCGACAAGACAAGCACATACAACGGACTGGCATACGAAAAATCTGCGAGTAGCTAATGGCAAGTACGCCTAAATCTCCGCATGGTGTTAAAACCACGATTGTCGCCTATGAGAATTTTCAAGGGCTTGATTCGTCTAGGGATTTAACAAGCCAAGACATAAAAGCAGAGCAACCTCTAAGTACCCTAGAGAACGCTTTTTGTGATTGGCGAGGCCAGATTGTCAGAGATCCAAGCGCATCGTATAGAAGTGGTGACTACAAAGTAATCCACGTCAGGCATTTCGGAATGGGGGAGGTGTCTTGGGCTGAAAGAACCGGGTCAGGCATTACCTTTAATTCAGACAGAGATCATTCTTTGGTCGACGCCTATCCAATAAATGCCTGTGTAAGCAGCACAGTTTTCAATCAGAATGTCCACTTCTTTGCCCGCGCCCTCACGTCTTACAGATATGATGGCATTTCATGGCAGGCAAATGAATCTCCGGCCTTAAACAAACTCAACCCGGCATTGGGTGTTCCTGTTCAAAGGAGGCTGGCTGTAGCTGGTATCCCCGGCAGGGAGACTCAGGTTCACTTTAGCAGGGTAGACCAATCAGAGATTTTCCCAGACGACGAAGACAATACCAGCACCGACGTCTTGAGGGCGGGTTATATAGACATAGCAAATCAGCTAGGAACAGCTGACCAAATTACCGGCATTTCACCGTTTGAGCAAAACAGAGTCATAATCTTCACGTCTGACAGGGCGCTAATGTACCAGATAGACCCTGATATCACCCTCTGGACAATTGACGAACGCACAACAATCAACATCGGCTGTAGCAGTCATAACACGATAGTTCAGGCCGGGACCGATGTGATTTTCTGCTCAAGGTCAGGCGTACATTCAATTCGCAGGAGCCAAGACAACGGAATTCTGGTGTTCAGTGTCTCTATGTCAGACAAGGTAGATCTTCTCTACCGTGAGTATTTCAATTCCGTCATAGACCCAGAGACAATTACAGCCGTGTGGGATCAGGATACTGCCCAATACCATATTTTCTTCCCCCAACCGGGAGACGAAATATCCAAGAGACTTACATTAAGTACCAACCCCGAAGGCGCTGACCCTCAACCAAAATGGTCATCAGGAGATTTTCTGAATGCTCGTTGCGGGTCGTTTCTGGGCGGAGAGCTTGTTGTCGGAACTCCGGGTGGCAATTACACGGTCCATAGAGTTGAGTCTGTTCTAGGATACACACCTGATGTAGACATAGTTACCCCCATGCTGTGGCATGGGGACTTCAACCATATCAAGCAGACTCATTCGGTTGTTTTGCAGGTGTCTGGAACTGGCATCATTGATCTGACTGCCGTAGACGAGACCGGCAGAGAACTTGGTGCTTTGAATTTTGAGGTTGATGACACGGACGACAACCGTTTCATTGATGTGCCACTTTCACACCAGTATGAACGAAAGTGGGAAACTAGGTACAGGGGCGCTCAGTATCGCCTGAAAATTTCAGGTGGTTCAGGAGTGTTTAGAATCATGGGCTTCGCTGTTGTTTTGAAGGAATAGGTGATGGCAAGATTACGACAACAGAATCCACAGAACTACGGCAGTTCCGGCAACATTAACGCCGAATTTGAAAATGTCGTCCGCTATCTTAATGCCAGCGAACTGGGCGATAAGACGGTTGGTGAATTGCTGGCTATCTTATTTGATTCTACAGGCACCTTCGTAGGGCCGATAGAAATAAGAAACGATAGCTCAGAGGGCCTACAGTACAGAGTCGGGACATATGCCGATGATGATGCTGGATGGATTACCCTTGCTTCGCTTGCATCATTAAAGGGTGCAGATGGTACTGTAGTGGGTGAAATAGGGGCACCTATTTTCCATACACGCCAAGATGTTGCAGCAACCTCTGCCCAAACAGTTTTCGATTACGCTCACGTCTCTACCGATAGCTTGCTCGTATGGGTAGATGGAGTTTTAAAACAAGAAGGTGGGTCTAACGACTATACATCAAGCCCCACCGCTGGCTCGACAAGTACAGGCGCAGTTACTTTCAACTCAGGTCTGACCACAGGCCAAGTTGTTACCATTGTCAAAGTCAGAACTACATCAATCACAGGATTCACACGAACTGACACTCTTACTACTGGCGCAGGCCAGCTGAATTTCCCGTTTACTTTTGACGAAGATACGAAACTTCTGGTTTACAAGAACGGCCTCCTTCAAAGAGAGGGCGGCACCAATGACTACACTCTGATCCCGGCGTCAAATACGGTACAGTTTAATACCAATGTCGCAGCCGGGAACCTTGTATCCATCATTACCGTAGAGAATATTAGCAGTCAGGCAGTTACAGGGCTGATGCTGGAAAGCGGATTTACCGATACTGCAACTGGGAAAATCCCCTTTAGTAAATTACAAATTGCTGATGCAGACATTGCCCAAGCAAAAATAGATGGCTTGGTTACAATCCTGTCCACCGCCACAAAAATTACTGTGTCTGGCACCACCCCCTCCGCGCCCGCCAGTGGCGACCTGTGGTTAGATACAAGTC